GATAGCTATCCTAACGTTACCGTATATGATCCAACTGGTGAATTTTTAACCGGAATCCAAGTCAATACGCGAGATCCGGCAAGTGGCGGGGTTCTTGGCTACGCAAACGTTATTTCTTTCTATATTACACCAAATCAATTGACAGAATACGCAATATCTCCAACTGTTACAATCACCGGTGACGGTGCAAATTCTCTTGCATACTCAATAGTTGATACCAGTGACACATCCACCGGAGCATTGACTAATATCATTATGCTTAATCCTGGACACAGCTATACATATGCAAATGTTGTAATTGTTTCAAATAACTTCTTTAGCAATGGGGCAAATGCCACCGCTGTAGTTTCTCCAGTATATGGACATGGTTATGACGCTTACTCTGAACTTGGAGCCAAGTACGCCGGAATCTCGATGACGGTTGCCAACGGAATGTCTGAAAGTTATAAGTTTCCAGTCTATGGAAAGTATCGTAGAATCGGTATCATCAAAAACCCACTCTTTAATAACGTTACGGTAAATCTAGATAGCTTTGATCGTGTTAGACTCTCGATTAATACTATCACTGCCAATTCAGGATTTGCTACTGACGAATACGTAATACAATCAAATACCGGTGCACTTGGAAAAGTAGTTTTTTCAAATTCTAGCCACATCGAGCTTAAAGCTGTGCAAGGAACGTTCTCCGCTAACCTTAAGTATGCTAATGGATACGTATCAAACGATAACATTAGAGGCTTAACTTCAAACGCGTTGGCTAACGTTGCAACTTCAAATATTGTCTACTTTACAATTAGTAGCTCAACCGAAGTCATCAGTGAATTAACCACAGGTGCAAATGCTGTGATTTCTTCACCGCTATCAAATACTCAGTTGCTTCTCAATAGTGTAGGTGGAAGATTCATAACCGGTGATACTGTTTATGACCCAATCACAAATGCTTATGCAAACGTTGCATCGATCTACGTATCTAATGGAACGATCGATGTAAGCAGCATATTTGCCGATAACTTCGATCAGACTCTAAGGTTCCCTCTGACCACAAACTCGGCTCCTTATCAGCAGTTTGAAAGAGTAAGACAAGAGTTTTCAAATGCCACTGGTATGGTCATCAGTAACAACAATGATCAAGACATCATCTATACTGCAGCTAATGGAAGCTTCTCAGTCGGTAATAGAGTAAGAAATGCTGGAAATACAGTTTCTGGGATTGTAACATTTGCAAATAACACATATCTGAGAGTCACGGCTGTAAATGGCTACTTTGTGACTGGCACTACTATTATAAATAACTTAGATATAGGTGCAACCATCTCTGGTGCTTATTACACTCTCGTTTTAAGTGATATTGGTGGAAGCGGTCTGTTTAGCACTGGTCCAAATAGCGGAAACGTAACCGGTCTTACGACTGGTTCAACTGGAAGAAGTAACATCATCAACCCCGATTCTTCACCTGCTAAAAACGTTATTAAGTATCCAGACTTGACACTAAATAGTGGTGAAGTTAGTTATCTAGAAAATATCAGTTCTATATTCCAATTATCTAACACCTCGAAAGAGACTGTTAAAATTGTTATTAAGTTTTAGAGGAAAATATGGCTCTTCAAACAGACCTATCTCGCAGTCCGTACTTTGACGACTATAATGTAAATAAGAACTTCTATAGAGTCTTGTATCGCCCAGGTGTAGCTCTTCAAACAAGAGAGCTTAACCAGATGCAGTCTATTATGCAAGACCAGATTGAAAAGTTTGGTAGGTTCGTATTCAAAGACGGTTCAGTTACAGAAGGTTGTTCATTTACATTTGACGATAAGTATACGTATGTAAAGATTAACGATAACTATTCAAATAACTTTGCATATACCATTACCGATTTCAATGATAAAGTTGTTACAAATGATAATGGTCTTCAAGCTATCATCGTCAATACAGTCTCTGGTTATGAGTCACAAGATCCAGACTTAAACACTCTCTATATTAAGTATCTTAATAGTGTAAGCTATCCTAATGGCTCTACGCAATCTACTTTTTCTAATGGAGAAAATCTAGCAATCACAACCAACATCGGTGTTCCGGTTGGAAACGTTACTGCAGCTACGGTTGTCAATAACGCCGGAGTTGGATATGCTTTTACTACATCCGCCGGTACAATCTTCAAGAAAGGTTTCTTCATCTCAGTTGAGCCTCAGACCATCATCATCAGTAAATATGATAATCTTCCCGATAATATATCGGTCGGCTTCAGTGCAGTTGAGAACATCATTACTCCCGAAGCAGACTCGAGTCTCTATGACAATGCAGCCGGATCACCAAACTATGTGGCCCCAGGCGCCCATCGTCTCCAGCTCATACCGACTCTAGTTACAAGAACTACTACTGAACTTGGTAACAATGCAACCTTCTTCTCACTCTGTGACTTTAAGTCAGGCAAACCTGTATCGATTAAGAATACACCACAGCTTGCTTCTCTTGGAAGCGAGATGGCTAAAAGAACGTATGAGACTAATGGTAACTACGTAGTCTATCCATTCGTTATTTCTACTGACACCAAAGCACCTAACGATCCAAAGGTCGCGACACATAATAACTTAGTTTCATCTAGAGGCTTGGGTTATGTCGAAGGCTACAGAGTAGAATTTGTTAATAACAATAAGATTGATCTCAGAAAAGGTACCGACTATCAGACTCTTCAGAGACAAACTGTAAGTGCTAACTTTGGTTACTACGTATACATCAATGATTTTTGCGGTGCATTTGATACCTCGACCGGTATTATTCAAGTTGAACTTCATAGCGTAGCGAAGAATGCGCTTTCGGCCGGTGGTTTCTTGAGCGGATGGAATTCAGCTAATAAGATTGGTACTGCGTGGGTTAGAGGTATTGCATATGATTCCGGAATCGTTGGTACTCAAGAATGTCAGTATAGACTTTACTTATTTAATGTTCAGATGCTCCCTGGATTCAATTTCACTCAAGTAAAAAGTGTAATCGCTGGCGCGGCTACTACTAGTGCCGGCATAGCAGATGTTGTTCAAACGTATAACGCTCAAACTAGTACATACGGTGCCGCTATTCAGCAAGGTAAGTATAGCAATATGCTTTATCCCATTGGTCAGAAAGCTGCAAAACTTGATGGTTTTAATAACACCAGCTATGTCTATAGAGCAAAAAGTTCTTCTACTTTTGCCAACAATGGCAGTACAAAGGGCGAAATAACTTTAACTCTTCCAGCATTACACGGTACCGGCGCAGAAACAATGTATCGCACTGGAACATTTACCGGTTCTTCAACCTTTCCATTCTTAGTAGTTGCAACGAGCGATGGTTATACTCCAAATAAAACCGGAAACGTTTCTGTAGCTACAGGTTCTTCTAACATAGCATACTCTGGAACAGGAACAACAACGGCTTTCTTAACAGATTATATGGTTGGAGACTGGATTTACCTTAACTCTATTAAAAGAGAAATCAGCTTCATTGCTAATAATACTTTCATGCAAGTTAAAGTTCCATTCCCTGCGGGTACAATAACTAATCTTAGTCATAAAAAGTATTTCCCAGTTGGTATTCCAATTGATTTTTCAAAGACTAATGGAACAATTAATCGCTCTATCACTGGAACAACTTCAAACATAGTCTGTAATCTAGGCGAAGGCTTAGATGGAGGCGGCTTTAACGGTACAGCATACTTTGATGTTTTAAGATCTGCGACAGTTCCAATTTCTAAGAACATCAAAAAGAACACATTTGTTGCAATCAACTGTGCAAGTCACAGCTTTGGTTCTACTGGGCCATATAGTCTTGGATTCTCAGATGTCAATAAGATCAATGCCATCTATATTGGCACATCAGGCGCATTTGTAAATAGCGGTGTAAACTATGCAACTTCATTTGGCTTTGATAATGGGCAGAGAGATAGCCACTATGATCTATCTTCTATCTCAGTTCTCAATCCCGGACTGCTTAATGCTAATTCACGCATCTTAGTTGACTTAGACGTTTTTACTTATACCGATTCAGCCGGCGTTGGATTCTTCAATGGTAACTCATATCCGGTTGATACAAATGCTGCAAATGTCAACTCAATTTCTATCTCAGAGATTCCTCAATATACAGCTCAAGACGGTTCTACTTTCGATCTGAGAGACTCTATTGACTTTAGACCGTTTGCTAATAATACTGCTAATTCTACTGCTAATTCTACAAACTGGTCTGCAGTTGCTACTAGAAATCCATCTTCGACTCTAGTCTTTGCGGCTCCATATAGTCAAACCTATCTGCCTACACCGGATACAGTTATGCAGATGGATCACCAACACTATCTTGGAAGAATCGATAGAGTAGTTTTAAGAACGGATGGGGCTTTAGCAATCATCGAAGGTACTGCTAACACTACACCAGTTCCTCCAGCAGATCAAGCCGGAGCAATGACTCTGGGACTTGCAACAATTCCGCCATATCCTTCATTAACGACTACCGATGCAAAAATCTATAAAAGATATGATTATTCAATAAGCACGAGTATAACTCAGAATAAGCGTTATACTATGAAAGACATCAATGTTCTTTCAAATAAGATTGATAACTTAGAGTACTATACTTCACTTTCTTTACTTGAATCGAGTGCAAAGAATACTCTAGTGCGTTCATCTGCAACCGGTCAGAATAGATTCCAAAATGGTATCTTGGTTGATTCGTTCGCTGGACACGACATCGGTAATACAGTTGATCCAAACTATCATATCGCCATTGATTCTAAGAAAACGGAACTGCGTCCTTCTTTCCAATACTTCAATAGACCTCTTCAGTTTGATCCAAATAAAAGCACCGGGGTTGTACAAAAAGGTAAGATGGTTCTTCTCGAACATACTTCAGTTCCTTACATCAAGCAAGGATTTGCTAATAAGTATAGAAACTGTATCGATGGCAACATCTATACCTTTAGAGGAGACATCACATTTGATCCTCCAGGAAGTACGATGCCTGAAGTCAATAAGTCACCGGACGTTGTTACAAACATCGACCTTGCTTCGAACTGGGTAAATCTTGGCGCGTCAGCCTTTGGTTCTCAGTGGGGAGGTTGGAACACAACTTCTACAGATAAAGTGACCCTAGGTGCTGCATCAACTACATCTGTTACCGATACTTATGGTAATATCATAAATACTACGAATCAACAACAGACTACTACGACTACGACCGATTCACAGAGGCAAGGTCAGCAACTTAACGTTACTACTTCTAAAAATGAGTATAATCTAGGAACTTTTGTTACCGACGTATCTATTCTGCCTTATGTAAAGTCAATCGAAGTTAGAACAACATGTCATGGATTAAAACCTAATACCCGCGTCTGGGTGTTTATGAATAATATAAATGTAACTGGTTATTTTCAACAGAAAGATTCTACTTTTACTAATTTGCTTAAGGGTTATGATCAGACTCCAAATCCGCATTACACACCAGCGGTAGTACCAGTTGGTTTTACAAAGCCCGGTCTCTTCACTGATGCAACCGGCTCAATTTATGGTGTGTTTACTATTCCACCAAATACATTCAGAGCCACGACTCTGGAAATGAATATAGTAGACGTTGATGATATTCAAGCAGGTGAAGATGCAATCACCACGCGCGGTGACGGAACGTTCTATGGTTCAACTCTTTCTATATCAAAAGGTTCTTCTATCTTATCGACTGTCGAAGCTTCCGTATCAGTTAAAGAAGTAAAAGAAGAAAAAACAACGGTAACAGAAACGGTTAAAAACAATCAAACCGTAGTGATAATTCCTTCTCCGACTCCACCTGCGGATCCGGATCCATGGAGTGGTGGATCATGTTGCTTCGATCCCGATTCTAAAGTAATGATGGCAGATGGTTCTTGGAAAAGAATAGCTGACGTAGAAGTAGGCGATAGTGTGACTGGTCATAAGGGAATCAATAAAGTCGTTGGAACCATGACTACTACTGTTCAGAAAAGAAAGATGATTAAGTTTGATGGTTACAATTTCTATTGCACCCATGACCATCTATTCTTGACTCAGAATGGTTGGAAGACTTGGAAACCGGAAAGTCTCATAGAACGTAAGACTCTTAATTCTATCTTCCTTATCAATGAGAATCGCACTAACCCTATCGATAAAAATGATAAAATGGCTATGTCTTCCGGTGAATATATTGAATACTCAGATCTAAAAGTTGAAGAATTAGATTTTGATGCCGACTACGTAGTGTATGACCTTCATCTCGATGGTGACTCT